GGGGGCCGGCGTTATGCCGGCGTTTTGCACCCCGTTGGTCAGCGTGTCGACACTCCAGGTGAAATTGACAAGATGATGACAATCAATGGATTGTGGTTAGTCGCAGCCGGAGTCCCTAGAACCAAAATATTTTGATGAAAAGAACCAAGATACTTTGATGAAAAAGAACCAAGATACTTTGATGAAGAGCTACTCTGTTGCTCTGGCTGTGTCCGCTATGGTATACACGGTTAGGCAAGTGCGAATTTCTGAGAGGATATCGTTATGAGTAGCAAGACTGTTCCTACCGAGAAAGGGCCTACCATAGCTCAGCTCGGCACCGGATTAAGACAAGTTCGTACCGCGCTGTACGAACGCAGTATGACAGACTACATTCAAGGCGTTGTCTGGCCGGTAGTAGAACCGAAAACCAAGTTCGTAGACAACTGGCATATACATGCCATCTGTGATCATCTGCAAGCAGTGCTTGACGGCGAAATCCAAAATTTGTTGATAAATATGCCGCCAAGATTCATGAAGTCCTTGATCATTGCAGTATCCCTCCCCACATACGCGTGGGTATCTCGACCAGATAAGAGATTCATATTCGCTTCGTACGCTGGCGCGTTGTCTACGCGAGATGCGGTGAAGTCGCGACGCGTAATACAGAGTCCACACTTCCAACAGTATTTTGGTGATCGATTCTTGATGACGTCAGACCAAAACGTCAAGAACCGTTACGAGAATGATAAAACCGGCTACCGAATTTCGACATCTGTCGGTGGTTTGGGTACGGGCGAAGGCGGCGATATAATTGTGGTGGATGATCCGCACAACGTACTGGAGGGTGAATCGGACGCGAAGCGGATGGAAGTGATTGACTGGTGGGACGAAACGATGTCAACACGGCTGAATGATCCGGACACCGGCAGCAAGGTTATCGTAATGCAGCGGGTACACGGCGGTGATCTGTCGGGGCATGTGCTGCGCAAAGGCGGGTACGAGCACCTGATGATACCTATGCGCTTCGAAGAGAAGCGCGTATGCGTCACAGTGCTCGGAAGAGTAGACCCTCGCGCAGAAGACGGCGAGTTGGCGTGGCCTGACCGCTTCAGCGAGAGCGCCACGACGAAGCTTGAACGAGCAATGGGTGCTTACGCGACGGCGGGACAGTTTCAGCAGAGACCTGCCAGTCGCGAAGGCGCTATATTCAAGCGTCACTGGTTCCCTCGGTACAAAGAGTTAGAAGTACCTGACATGAAGGTGCAGGTGTACGACACGGCGCAGAAGGACAAAGAGAGAAATGACTTCACCGTGTGCGGAACGTGGTGGGTGAAGAACCGCCAAGCGTATCTGGTTAATGTGAGACGAGAGCGACTTGACTACCCTTCTCTGAAAACGAAGTTCGGCCTGTGGCATATCGCTGATCGACCGAATGTTATACTGATCGAAGATAAAGGTAACGGCACAGCACTGATCCAAGAAACTAGGAATGTAGGCGGGTATCCGGTAGTGGCTGTAGAACCTGGAGACGCGAGCAAGGAGTTGAGAGCCGAACAAGAGTCGGCGATCTGCGAAGCAGGGTGTGTGTGGTTCCCTGCCAACGAAGATTTGTCGTGGTGGTCTGTGTATGATGAAGAATTGTTTGATTTTCCTGCGGTAATTCACGACGATCAAACTGACATGACTACTATATTCCTCAGGTGGTTTCGCACGAGCATTTTCACACCATTTGGTGGATTCGGCTACGCCGGAGAAAGCCAAGTCACTAGCGCGGCAGTTTACGGAAGGATGTTAGGATCATGAATGCACTGGTAGAAGGAATCAAGAATGTGTTTCAGTTCGGACGCCCACGTAAGCCGGTGATCGGCGAAGGTATGGATTTACCTGGATCCGCGTACAATCTCACAGTCTTTAATAGTTTTTTGATGATGGCAACTGGCGGCGGAGAAACCGACGAAGTGCTGCGGCGCGCCGGCATCAATCGCGTCGGTCTGCGCCCGCTCATGTTCGATGACGAGATAAGTCAGGCAATGGAACAGCGTTTTGACACATTGCTGGCGCGCGGATGGACGCTCACTGGCAAGGGAACACCATCTGACAGCACTACGAACGAAAAAGATTCTGCGGATGTTGGTCACGAATTGAAGAAGGTGTTCACCGATCTCGTCGCCGGGTTGCACAACGCGATCGGGTTTGGGTACAGTGTCGTAGAAATTGTGTACCGCTCACCGCATGAGAAAGAACCGGGTGATACACTGAAATTCGGCCTTAAGAACGCTGTGGAAATTCCGTTTGAATTCTTCGACTTCAAAGATGGCGAATTATGGCATCGGTATCCGGCGTGGGCGCCTACAGATCCGCGCAAGTTTCTTCACGCTGTACGCAAGCCATCGTATCGTAATCCGCGTGGCGAGGCGCTGCTAAGTCGCCTTTATTGGGTCTGGTTTTTCCGTACTCATGGATGGCAATTTTGGATGAAGTACCTGGAAAGATGCGGCGTACCGTTTCTCGTCGGAAAAACTCAGGCAGCCGACAAGATTCAGGCCGCACAAGCTCTGTACAACGCTGTGCAGAATGCTGTTATCGCTATCGGACCTGACGACGACGTAGAAGCTTTGGATTTCGGTCGTAATCCTGAAATATTCACGAAATTCGAAGAAGCGATTGTTCGACGTATACAGAAGCTTATTCTCGGACAAACGCTCACAAGTGGAATCGACGGCGGTAGCGGAAACAAGGCTTTAGGTGAAGTTCACGAGAAAGTCACTGAGCGCAAGGTCGATGGCGACATAAACATGATCAGACGACCGATTCAGCGTGTAGTAGATATTCTGTGCGCCATGAATAACATCGAACGTCTTGAGTTCAACTTCAATCCTTCTAAGCAGGTGAACGGAGAACAGGCTGTTAGAGACGTGGCATTGAAAGCGGCTGGTATAGTCGTAGCTTTCAAGCCCGAATATCTGCAGCGTAGCTACGGTTTACGCGTCAGTGACTTCATCGCTGGAGATGAAAACACACTGCCGGCGGGATCTACCTCTGGAACAGGCTTGAATAACTCGCCGAAGAACGCTGGCGATAAACAGCCGTCTAAAGACGCTGGCAATAAACAGCCGGTGAAATAATCATGGAAAAAAAGTTCTTCGTAACACCTGCGCAGCACAAAGAGATGAAAGTCAGAAACGCGATAGAACTCGACAGTGCGAAAGATTCTATAACGCGCACGCTCACGATGGAGCAGTGTATATCGCTAGCTGACGGAGCGGTAGATCCACTGACTTTTCTCAAAAGTGTATACGCAGATGTAACGATGCCGCTGCAGATTCAAGTTGACGCGGCCAAAGCTGCGCTCCCGTATTCGAACCGTAAACAACCGACGGCGATGAATATCGCGCATACGACTACCGCGCCTGTTTTTGACATAGCGAGACTGAAACAGCTAGATACTGAAGAACTTCGCCTGTTCGTTGGCTTGATGGATAAGCTTGGCGTAGATTTCGGAGGTCTCGGTGGTGGTAAGGTTTCTTCACCTAAGATTTATGACATGGAGACGAAATCTGCTGCGAAGCAAGTCAAACTCATCGCGAATAAGGTGGTTGCGAAAGACCCCGCCGCTAAACCGAGAAGAAAGTCTGCGAAAGCTTGACAATGCCGTCTTTACTCGTACAGTTCAGTAAGAGAGATCTTCTTTTCAGATTATCGAAGAAAGAAGAACTTTTGTCATCGTCAGGCGTTAAGCGCGTAATAGGTCAGACAGCGAAGAAATTGGTAGACATATGCTTCGCTAGAGGACAAGATCCGTACGGCAATCCATGGGCGCCCCTTGTGTACAGAGTAGGAAATCCGCTGGTCTTGACAGGCGTTCTTCGCGGTAGTTTTCACTTCAGAAACAAGGGCGATGACGTAGAATTGTCCACGGACATCTTCTACGCGCCATTTCATCAGCAAGGTGCGGTCGTGAGAACTCGCAGGCGCGTACAACCTGCCAGCAAGCGCACCGGGCGCTTTACGAAGGCTACTGCGAAGTCGAGCAGGCTCGTACGAGTGCCTGGAGGCCTGCGGGTTATACCGCGCCGCCCCTTTTTGCCGGATGGTCGAGGGATGCCTGAGATTTGGCGCAAACGCATACGTGATGAAGTTCGTCGCTTTACATCAGGTGCATAGGTATGGTATACAGCTCTAACGATCGATAGGAGAAGTTCATGGCGTCCAAGTATGTCGGTGGAAAACCAATCCCTGTTGGAGCGCTGATCTTCGATGCTGCGCTTACGATGGAGACTACTGGTGAGGGCGCTGCCGCGAAAAGAACGTTCTCTGCAGTCGCTTACAGCGGCGAAGTGATCAAGAATCACTGGTGGTGGGAAAGCGTGGTATTCGATCTTTCTACAACTAAGTCTCCGCAGAACATCCCTGCTCTGCTCAACCATCGCTCTGATGAAATTGTCGGGTTTGCTACGAAAGTAGAAATCGCCGACGATATAAGAGTTGAAGGCGACATCATAACGACGGACGTAGTTGGAAAGAAAGTAGCTGACTTCGCGGATGCTGGATTTCCGTGGCAGATGAGCGTACATATCGAGCCTTCGGATATTCTCGAGATTCCCAAAGGTTTCTCTCAACAAGTTAACGGCAGGATCGTCAACGGTCCTTGCTACGTGTTTTCTAACTCAACGATCGTTGAGGCGTCGTTTACGCCGACAGGCGCCGACCCCAATACGTCCGCAAAGGTTTTTAACCGGGACGCGGATCATCAGCGCCCAATTAAGTTCACTCGACTGGAGAGCAATACCATGACCCCTGAAGAAAAAATTGTGTACGACGCTGCAATCGCACGCACCGCCGCTCTTGAAGCTGACGCCGCCGCCGCGATTACTCGCATGGCTGTGCTTGAGACCGAAGCAGCGAACGCGAAGTTCAGTGTTCGTAAGGAACGCATGCGCACGGCATTCACTCGTATCGGTATGGAATTCGACGACGACATCGCGGGTACTTATCGAACGCTGGACGACGAAACGTTTACCAAAGTGGCTACGAA